ATTAAGGACTGGAGTTGTGCTACGCTTTCAAATACTGCACAAATCAGGGAAGAAAAGCATTATGCATCTCTCGCCGAACTCAACGAGGACTGGGAGGACTACGAGCCAAAAGAGTCTTTAATCAAAGACGAGAAGATTCGCAAGGCAGTTCGAGCGTGGGCTGAGACCGAAGGAATCAAAGAAGTCTCTGTTATGTGCCATTTAGTCTGGGGAATAAACATGACCGAAATCGCAAAAAGTGACAATGCCAGCCTGAGAATAGTGTTCTCAGGTGATTTAGGAATAAAGATGGGAAAATACACCATCACCGAACTCTGCGGAGAGGAGGAAGGATGCGATAATTAAAGTTCAGAGCGTGGGATAAGAGGAACGAGAGATATGTAACCCAAAAAGATGCTCCTGTGGTCTTGTACGATACTGGCGAAACTGCGGTTCGATACGGCAACCCATGCAATGGAGATGTCGAGCTTCTCTACACAGACAATTATGAAATCGAGCAATACACAGGTCTTAAAGACAAGAACGGCAAAGAGATATAAGAGGGGGATATATTGGAATTTGATAAGGACTTTGATGACAGTACTCAAAGATATGTGCCATACTTTGACGAAAAATTAGCGGCGTTCGGTTTTAGGATATATGGCTATCAAGATTATATCTCCGAGAGCGGGTCTGAGGAGTTTGAATCAGAGATGTCTTTGATAAGTGAAATGGAAAATTATGAGAGAGAGGAGATTATATTTTATACAGAGTATATAAGCAGAGTGGGCAATATTCACGAAACCCAAGAACTGCTGAAGGAGGGCTAACACCCCTCCTCGATTCAGAATCGACCTGAGCCACAAAGCAGGCTCAGAAAGGAATGCAATGATTGACGATAAAATCAAGTCCATCGCACTATATCACACCGAATGTTACTCCTGCCACTCGAAGAAATATGAAGGCATTCGGCGGTTCGTGCTAGACCATCGAATCGGATTGGCTAAGTTCAGTCAGAACCGAATCGTGCTTAAAAGGGAATGGATGATGCTTGCGAGGTTCTATCGTGCCTCACAAGGCATTGAAGCTCCATTCGTAGTAATAACAACCAACGAAGACGAGGAGATTGTAATGTCATATGATGACTTTCTCGAAAGAGCGAAAAAGGTGAGCGAGGATATCCTCAAGAAGCCTGCGCAGGAAGAGCCGAAGGCGAAGCCCACTCCAAAGAAAAAAGCGGCTAAGAAAACCGCATCCATCAAGCGAGAGAAGGTGATTGAGAAATGAGCGAAGTGAAGGAGAGAAAGCCTGGGGCTTCTCCTCGCAACGGATGCCCACCGCCAAAGAACCGTCAATTCGGTCAGCCTGAAGGCAACCCTCGCCACAACGGAGCATGGAAGAAGGAGGACACTCTTCGCTACAAGTGGGAGCAGATGCTCAAGCTAGACGATGACGAGCTTCGAGCAGTCCTAGCAGACACCACCGCCAGCAAGGTCGAGCGAATCACCGCTGAAGTTCTGCTGGATGGCTCTATGAAGTCATCAGAGAAGCTCGTGGCACTTGAGAAGCTCGCAAACCAGGTCTATGGCTTCCCGAAGCAAGAAATCAAGCAGACCAACATAGAAGCCCCTGCGCCTCGCCTCCCGAAGACCAAATCCGAGGAGTAGGCGATGCCCTGGAAGAACACAACCGCCTACTACAAGATTCGGGGGATGAATGGGCGCATAAATGTCATACAAGGCGGGACATCGGCAGGCAAAACCTTCGACACCGTTGGCATGATAGCAGACCTCACCTTCGACTATCCAGGGGAGGTCTTCTCGCTCTGCACCGACACCTTCCCGAATCTCAAGCGTGGCATGATGCGTGACCTCAGAGCCTTCCTGGCAGAGCAGAACTGGTCGCACCTATTCCAAGAGAACAAATCTGACCACATATTCGAGAACCTTGCCAATCACTCCATCATCGAGTTCTTCTCGACCGATGAGGCTGGCGCACTCGGTGCGAGGCGGTCATTCCTATTCGTCAATGAGGCGAACCGCATCAGCGAGGAGACCTTCACTCAACTCGAAATCCGCACCAAGCGCAAAATATGGCTAGACTTCAACCCAGTCAATCGGTTCTGGGCGCACGACCTCCTCAAGCGACCAGACACCGAGTTCATCAAGCTCAACTATCTCGACAACGAAGCTCTCGACCAAGAGACCATCAAGACCCTCGAATTGCGCAAGGGAGACGGCACTAGCAACTGGTGGAGAGTCTATGGGCTAGGCGAAGTCGGCTCGCTTGAGGGCAATGTCTATGAAGGCTGGATAGCAGAGGACGAGATTCCACAGAACGCAGTCCTCAAACGCTACGGCATGGACTTCGGCTTCAAAGACCCGACAGCTATCGTGGCGGTCTATGAGGACGAGAACGAAGAGCTATGGCTCAAGCTCCATCTATGCAAGAGCGGGCTCACAACCCCAGCAATCATCTCAGAGTGCAAGAAGCTCCCAGAAGGTCTATTCGTCTGCGACAACGCTCGCCCAGAAATCATCGCCGAGATGAAAGCCAATGGGCTTCGAGCTATCGGCTCAGACAAGACCCCAGGCGAGAAGATGAACGGCAAACGCTACAACATCGACCTTGTCCAACGGCGCAAGATTCACTATCTGCGATGCGACAAGGAGCTGGAGCAGGAGTATCTGACCTATGCTTGGCGCAAGAAGCGCACAGGCGAAATCCTAGACGAGCCAGAAGACGGCAACGACCACATCATGGATGCCATCGCCTACGCAGTCCGAGACATGAATCGCAAGCCGATTGTATATGCAGGCATTCGATGATACATTGAGGATGGATTCACCCCCCCCAAGCAAGAATCACCAAGAAGCACCCACGAGGGTGTTTTTTGGTGGGGAGTCCTCGCCACCCCTAGACTGGCAACTATAAAGTCATGAACATACTCCAACGAATGCTCAACATGAGCGGGAAGAAATCGAAGTCCGTTGAGAGCTATGCCATCTATGACGAGGTAGCGACTCGTCATCATGGCGGAAGTGGCTCATGGACATTCGACTGGGCGAAGGGTAACGCCTACGACAACATCTACCCATCCATCACCAAAATTGCGAATGCCTTCATGGACATCCGCCCTTACGCAATAGATGCGAACGGCAAACCAGTCCAAGATGCGAACGCACTAAACCGCATCTACCATCCGAACCAGCGGATGAGTAGCGCAGAATTCCGAGAGGCTCTAGCAATCTGCTCCCTCGTCCATCGCAAGGTCTATCTCCTCGTGTGGCACATCGAGAACGGCAGAGCTGTGCCAGGCGCAGGCGAGAACCTAACGGAAGAGACCATCGCTGGCTTCTCATTCATTGAGGATGCCTTCGTCAAGGTCAAGGACGGTCACAAGTTCTTCAAGTCCTCTATCTATCGTGCGGAATTCACCGAGAATGATGTCATTGAAATATCGGCGGGCATCGACCCTTACGACTTGGATAGTGGCTACTCGCCAACACAGGCGGTCAAGAAGTGGTCGAATATAGATGACTTCGCCGCAGATTATGAGGGCGGTCTCCTCGAGAATAACGCTGTGCCAGCGGGGCAATTCACCATCACGGCAGGCACGGTCGAGCAGTTCGATGCCATCGTGGATGAGATGCAACGCAGACATCGTGGGGCAGGCAACAACAACGCTGTCCAATATGTCCATCGCCCTGTCGATAGCACGACTGGCGCACCGCTTACGGCACAGATTGAATGGACTCCATTCGCACAGAGCAATCAGTCGCTCGACCTCAGCACAATCTTCAAGCAAGCGAACGACAAGATTGACTCCACATTCGGTGTCCCTAGCTCGATTCGTGGCGTAAATGAGAACAAGGGCTATGCATCCGTCCGCATTGACGAGCAGGTCTTCATCAAATACACCGTCAAACCATTCGCAATCAAGATATGGACGAAATTCACTCACGAACTCAACCGCATCACAGGCGGTCTCGGCTATGCAATCACCTTCGACTTGGAGACACCAGGCATTGCGGAAGAAGAGAAGATTATAGCGGAAACAAAGAAAATCGAACTAGACCTCATCACAACGGCTCTAGACCGTGGATATTCGCTAGACAGCATAGTTGATGCCTTTGAGCTTTCAAATGGCTACAAACTGCTTGAAAAAGGCTCAGACGAGGGTGCAACGATTGAGAATGACAAGCCAGATGTAGATGAGGGCGGAGAAGTCGAGAACTCGCCAGAAGCCGCAGTCGTGAAGTCGTGCTGTGCGCATGGCCACGAGCCAGTCATCAGCAAGTCCGCCGACCCGAAAGTGTTAAAAAGCCTGCGCCAGATTCTGAACAAATTCTTTGAGACTGAGATAGAAGATGTTGTAGAATCCCTCGAATCGGCGCAGAAGAACATCTCAGCGGTAGGTCTTGAGCAGTATGACGAGAATGCTGATGGCGAGATTGACCTCCTAGAAGCCGAGCAGATTCCGATTCCAGAGCCAGACGAGCAGAAACGCTACGCTCTCACGCTTGCGCTCCTAGCTGTCCTGCTCAGTCGCATGAAAGAGACTGGCGAAAAACGCTATCAGGAGACGATTGCCGAGTTCGGTCTCCGAATCGAAGTGCCTGAGCTTCAGCACTACTCAATCGCCCCTAAAACCGAGGAATACTACCAGAACATCGTCAGCAAAATCTCAAACTCCTTCTCCGACCAAATCGTGACCTCCATCAAGGGCGCAATCAACCAAACCATAGCAGACGGTGACGGCAAGACCAGCGTGAAGGATGTCATCAAGAATGTCCGAAGCACCCTCCAGAACGAGGACTGGCGAGTTGAGCGCATCGCTCGCACCGAAGAGCATCGTGCAGACAATCTCGGTCAAGTCGATGCCGTCAAGGAGCTTGGAGAGGTCACAGGGAGAGAGTTCGGCTTCAAATGGCTCACGCAGAGCGGGAATCCGTGCGAATTCTGCAAGTCGATGGACGGCACGGTCGTGGCAACTGGCGAGGCATTCGTGCCGATGGGAGAAAAGATTGAGCTAGAGAGTGGTGGAACATACATCAACACTTATGGGGACATGCTCACTCCAAACGCTCACCCGAACTGTCAATGCATCTTCAAGGTGGTAGAACTATGAAGCTGACCTGCAAATACTGCCAAAGATACATCTGTGAGGTAGAGGGGACGGCAATCCTAGAGAACCTAGTCTGCCCGAACTCTAAGTGCAAGGCACATCTCAATGTGAAGATAGTGACTCCCGAATCAACGGTCGAGCAAATCAACTATCACTTCAAATGCAAAGAGATTCCGCCAAAGAGCAGATAGAACCCGAGGAGGGGATGCCACCCCTCCTTTTTTGAGCATAAAAACTAGACAAGTCAATGCTCACATGAGCGACAAGTCGGCAACTATCAAATCTAAAGGGAAACTATGGCAGAGAAAGTCGCACAGAAGGCGATTCGGTTCAACTCCTCTATTCGGGCGAAATCCGCAGAGGATGGCGAACGCAGAATCGTGTTCGTGGCTTCATCGAGTCAAGTCGATAGAGATTCGCAGAGGGTGGATGTGCCGTCTCTCAGATTGCCTCTCAAAGCAGGTGGTTCGATTCGTGTCGAACAGATTGGCTCTGAGGGCGTGGAGGGAATCGACATTCCGCTGATGCTCAACCACTCCTTCGATGTAACCGATGTCATCGGTAGTGTTCGCAAGGCATGGTTCGAGAACGGAGAACTAATCTTCGAGGCTGGACTCTCCAAGCGAGAAATCGCACAGGAGATTCTCACGCTTATCGAGGAGGGGCATCTCTCGAACGCATTCTCAATCACGATGTCTGACTTCGACTACGACTACGACACCGACACCATCTCAAACGCTGAGGTGATTGAGGTCTCGGTCGTGTTCAGAGGCTCGAACAAAGAAGCCCGCCTCCTCACGCTAAAGTCCCTACTCGGAGGCGAAATGTCTAAAGATGCAGAACCGACTGAGGAACTCGAGTTCATCGAGACCCCGAAAGTCGAAGAAGCTGAAGCCGAGCCAACGGTAGAAGAACCGAAGGCAGAGGCAGAAGAACCTGCCGAGGCAACCGCCGAAGAACAGGGCGAAGCCGAAGAGGCAAATGAGGCAGAAGAGCAGACTGCCGAAGAATCCGAACCAGTCGAGGAGACTGCGGAGGAAGAACCTGCTCAAGAAGAAACTAACAACGAGGATACTATGGAAAAATCTATCGCTCAGGACGAAGTAGTGGCAAAGGCAACCGCTCCAGTCAAGACTTCTTCCAACTATCTCGAGAGCAAACAGGCTCTCATCGACTTCAAGAACACCGTCTTGAAGTTCCATCGTGGCTCTAATGAGCAAATCATGAAGGCTTGGATGGAGAATCTCAACAGCAAGGCAATCGCTGGCGATGGCATCTTGCCGACCCGCATCGAGCAAATCTTCTTCAAGACTTGGACTGACAAGGCTGAAATCCTTGACACCTTCCGCACACTCGGTGTCCGTGCTGGTGCTGTCTATGCAATGAAGGCAACCGCCAATGGCGAAGCTAAGGCTCATGCTAAGGGCGCAGAAAAGGTCAATCAGGAACTCGAAGCTATCCGCCGTGACATCAAGGGCATCGGCATCTACAAGAAGCTCCCTATCGACTTGCAAGACCTCTTCGATGACGAGACTGGCGAATTGCTCGCCTTCCGTGTCGAGGAATTGGCTGGTCGTGTCGCTCATGCTATCGCAGTCGGCGCAATCGTTGGTGGCTACAAAGATGCCAACGGTCGTGGTCTCTTCCCAATGGCTGGTGACCTCGATGCTGTCGCTACGGATGACTACGCTGGCGCAGTCGCTACGGCTATCGCTCCAGTAACTGGTGATACCGAAATCGCTAAGGCTATCCGCACCTGTGGCGCAGTCAAAGGCAAACGCCGCATCCTCATCGTGCCAGAAGGCTGGATGACTGATGCTCGCATCGCCCTCATCGGCATGAACTACCCAATCGCTGACATTGCCGAATTCGTTGGCGCAGACGAAATCCACGAGTTGGATGAAATCAGCACCACGAACTACGGCATGATTGCTTACAGCCGTGACTCCTATGTCTTGGCTGGCGAAGCCAACGCAAACGTCCGCACCGACTTTGACCTCACTAACAACCAGGATGTCATGTTGGTCGAACGCTATGTCGCTGGCTCTGCGACTGGTTACAAGAATGTCGCTGGCTACAAGAACGCTTAGGCTAAAGAAAGGAGAGACCGAGAATGGCTTATCTGACATCAGCAGAAGTAGCGGCTCTAATCGGTCGCTCTCTCACGAGCGTTGAGACTACGAACTTCGACCTCTATGAGTCCATCGCAGAATCACGCTTGACAAATCTTCTCTGCACCGAAGACCTGGCGGAGTTCGCTGACGAACAAGGCAAACTCCCAGTTGATATGCAACTTGTCCTGGCTAGAATCTTCGGCGCATTGAAGTCCGAGAACAGCGTTGAACCTGGCATCCAATCGAAGAAGGTGGAAGACTTCTCTATCACTTACTCGGAGTCCGAGTCCGTATTCGCAAGGGTAGTCCAGGCAAACAACGCAACAATCCTCAAATACTCCAAATGCGGGGCAATCAGGCACTCAAAGACCATGATGCACGATAGGAGGTATTACCACCATGACCGTGTTTGATGTATTCGAGGAAATCCCATTCACATATATCGAAATCGACAGAGGAACGGTCTATGGGAATGAGAACAGCAAAGAGACCAACCTAATGGGCATATTCAAGTTACGAGAGGGCAAAGAGACATCAGCGAATATCGAGCTACCTATCAGCTCCGCAACGCTTCATGTCCATCCTGAAGACTTCGATGGCGCAAATGGCATCGTTGGAAACGCTGTCAGGGTCAATGGCATCACTTACGACATCACGAATGTGACTGGCGGGTCGAACTTTGACACAGGGGTCATGGAACACTTGACCCTATCTCTCCAAAGGACTGACCTTGCGGAGGTGGAATAGATGGAACATCAGACTACTACGATAGTCAGGTTCGTCTCCACCAAAAACAAGGCATTCAAAGCCGAGACTGCCGTCATAGAGGACGCATTGAGCAGAATGGGGCAACGAATCCTCAATCTTGCGAAGATGTATGCTCCAGTTGATTCTGGAGACCTCGTGGCTGACGGCAGGCTCGACCAAAACGGAGCTGAGGTGACCATATCGTTCGGCGGTCTGTCTGTCCCTTACGCAAGGCGCAGGCACTACGAGAACAACCTACACCCGAACACCAAGTTCTATCTAGAGAGAGCTGGAGACCAAATCACTAAACAAGGGCTAGACCTCAAATGATTACACTCAATCTTCTGAAACTACTGGAGAATAACGGCTTCGGCACGATTGACAAAGACCTGCTCTGGGAAAAATTGGCTCTTGGCAAGGATGGAGTCTATATCTCCTCACTAGGAGACTCACACTCACGAGGCGAGCGACACTCGTGCAGATATGAACTATATAGTCGCTCTAAAGAATCGGATGTGGCAGGCTACCAGAAATTGAAGGCTATCCTGGAATTCCTGGAGAAATCCTTCGATGTCTGCAAGCTCCCAGAGGTCAAGAATCGCAACGGAGCAATCATCGCTCCCGAAGTGAATAATGTGACCATCATGCCACCGACCTCAATCGCCAACAACGGACTCGACTCCAACAACCGAATCATCTGGACGGCGCAAGGTCAAATCTACTACTAATAACTAAGGAGCAACTATGAACCAATCACTATTGGCTGGCACTTACGAGATGGCTATCGGCGATGTGCTGATTCCAGCAGAATTGCTCGGTGACCTTTCGCCAAACTATGACGAGGCTACTGCCGAAGCTTCAACGCAGGCTGGCACTCGCACGATTCCGCTCGGCAAACCAGCCACGGCGGAATTCACCTTCACGCTCTACTTGCCTGATATGGACTACTTGAAGGCATTGTGGGCAGAGGCTTATACCGCCAAGAGCGGAACTGGCGATGGTGGCAACATCATCTTCGGTGGCAACTCTTGCCAGACTCGCACTCCGTTGCCAATCAACATCCACAACTTGTGCGAGAAGACCGACAAGAACGATATCCACATCTTTGGCGCAATCGTGAAGCAGACTTTCAACCCAACCCTCAGCGCAGGCGAGGTTCTAACGGTTGAATGCACCGCCTACATGCAACCAACGGCTGACGGCTATCTTCGCATCGGTTCTGGTGACCCAACGCAACTCTCCCACTACGATGTTGCAACTCAGGCAACCGTCCCAGGCGAAGAGTAATCGCCAACAAAAAGACCACCTCACAGAAGGTGGCTTTTTGATATTCAATAATATCCTACCGGAGATGCGACTATTCTATCACATCGTCTCTACGCATGCCAGTAGTGGTTCTTCGAGATTGAGATATATGGGATTGTGAATATCCCGATGCCGATGAAGCACAAGAGAATGTGCTTGATGAGGCTGTGACCTTTCTGCTGGCGAACATACTGTGCGCCATCACGACCCTGCAATTCTTCTACCATTTTGAACTCCTTTCGCTTATATGCCCCCATTATATCAAAGACACCCCTAGTCAATCCACAATTCGGACAGAATATCAAATGTAATCGGATGAAATACAATGGCACAGCCAATTCAAATCAGCACTACTCAATTCATCGCTCGCAAAGAAGCGGAAATTGACGGTCACAACTACTCCGTTCGCAAAATCGGAGCAGGAACGCAACTAGACCTGTCTAGGGAGTTCGCAACGGTTGAGGCTCTGAGACAAGACAGCTTGAACGAAATGGGCAAACTTGAGTCTGAGACCGACCCGAAGAAAAAAGAAGCCATACAGGGCAAAATACTGGCTCTGTCGGGCAAACTAGCTGACACCATCGCAAGGGTTGAGGAAATCTACGCATCGCTATTCGATGATGGCGAGGGCGGAGAACGCTCCAAGAAGCTCATGCACGATGTCGGCATCGACAATGTGGCAAACCTCTACAACCAAATCTGGGGTGAGCCAAATGCCTAAGAATCTGCTCGACATGATGCGACCTGATGACAAGGAACGCATGATTCGCAGATTCAAGGCTCGCACAGCCTCCAATCCTACCAAGTCAAACAAGATATCCACCGAGATGTTCCTGTTGGCAGAATTCGGGCTAATGTTCGGATGGGAAGCCATCAGGGATGCTCGCAACGATGTCATCACCTTCGAGGAGATGTTCGCACTAATCGAAGCAGGCAAGAAAGTCCAAGCTCGGGAGCTTCTTGAGCATGGAACTACCACGACCGCATCGGTCATGTCGGCATTCTCGAAGAGCAACGGCGGAAGGGTTCAGCGAGGCATGAATGAAATTCTAGAAAGGGCAAACAAATAAATGTCTATCGCAGGCGAAATTCAATATAAGGTGGTGGTCGATACCAAGTCGCTCAAGAGCGGACTCGACACCGCAGACAAAGAGACCAAGTCCTTCGCAGACAAAGCTGGCAATGCGATGGTCGGCATGACGAAGGCAGTCGGCAAGGCTGTCGCTGGAGCGGCTATCGCCACAACTGCGGCTATCGCAGGAATCACAAAGAAGGCAGTAGAAGGCTATGCGGACTTCGAGCAGTTGAGCGGTGGTGTGGAGAAACTCTTCGGCGATGCCTCTCAGGCTGTTATGCAGAATGCATCGCAGGCATTCAAGACCGCAGGCTTGACCGCTAACGAATACATGGAGCAGGCAACCAGCTTCTCGGCTTCTCTCATCCAGTCACTCGGCGGAGATACCGCAAAAGCGGCTCAAATCACCGACATGGCTATCCAGGACATGGCGGACAACATGAATGTGTTCGGCTCTGACATGGAGTCCATCCAGAATGCCTATCAAGGCTTCGCAAAGCAGAACTACACCATGCTCGACAACCTCAAGCTCGGCTATGGTGGCACGAAATCCGAAATGGAGAGACTGCTCGCCGATGCCACGAAATTGACTGGTGTCAAATACTCTATCGACAATCTCTCGGATGTATATGAGGCAATTCACGCAATCCAAGTCGAGACAAACATCACAGGCACTACTTCCAAAGAAGCCGCATCTACAATCTCTGGCTCTATCGGCATGATGAAGGCATCATGGAGCAACATGCTCACCGCTATGGGAACAGGAGAGGGCTTTGGTCAGCAGTTCAATGAATTCACGCAATCACTTCATCAAGTTGCGACCAACATCCTGCCAGTAGTCAAAGAGGCGATTCTCGGAGCGGCTGACATGATTGGGTCGCTCGTTCCTGACCTCGTTGGCGCAATCTCGAACCTTCTCCCTGAGCTTATTCCTACCGTCCTCTATGTCGTTCAGTCCCTGTTCGAGTCTATCGTGCCATATATCCCTGACTTCATTCAGATGCTCGTGGATATGATTCCGCAACTCATCCAAGCCATCATGACTATCCTTGACGGTGTCTTGGCGGTGTTGCCTGACATCATCCAGGGCATCACAACACTCATCCTCGCAATCGTGCAAGAACTCACGAAGCCAGAAACGCTCACGATGATTCTGAACGCAGGCATCCGCCTACTCCTCACGCTCGTCAAAGCAATCCCTCAAATCATCGAGGCTCTGTATAATGCGATGCCAGACATCATCAACGGCATCATCGACTTCCTCACCGACCCTGTGACTATCAAGTCGCTCATTCTCGCTTCGGTCGAGCTGTTCATGGCTCTAGTCAAAGCAATCCCTCAAATCCTCGGCGCACTCTTCGGAGCGTTCTCCAAGCTCTTCTCGCACTTATGGGAGAAGCTCAAAGGAATATTCACGAGCTTTGCGGCTAAGTTCGGAGATGCTATCTCTGGCATCTTCAAGGGCGCAATCAACGCAGTCCTCGGCTTCATTGAGGGCGCACTCAACGCACCAATCAAAGCCATCAACGGCTTCATCGGCATCATCAACAAAATCCCTGGTGTGAGCATCGGGCAACTCAACCTGCTCAAACTGCCTCGCCTTGCGACTGGTGGCATCGTGCCATCTGTGAATGGCGGACAGCTCATCTTGGCTGGCGAAGGCGGTCAGGACGAGTGGGTTGTGCCTGAATCGAAGATGGCGGACATGGTCGAGAAGCTCAACGAGCGAAGCAACGGCATCGGCAACGGAGTCACCATCAACATCTCTGGGGTGTTCGCCACGAGCGAATCAGAGCAGAGAAAAGTTGCCGAGCAAATCTACCAGAAATTGACTGAAATCAACAAATCTAGAATGGGAGCATACATATAATGGACTTATATCGACTTACAATCCAAGACTCGCAGGACTCGATGCAATTCGACCTGCTAGATGCTCCAATCAACATTGAGGATGTGGAAGGGGCGGTGGATAACACCGTCCTATCTGGGGATATCTTCACGGACTTCCTCTACCTCAAGAAGCGATGGGAGCAGAAATGGGCAATCATGTGCAAGGACGAATACGAGAGGCTTCGTGGCTTCTACACTCGCCAATGGTCGCTCGCTACCGTCCCGAGCGTGAAGGTCACGCAAGGCTACCTCAAAAACACCGAATGGGAAGGTCAAATCTTCTACATCAACGCTCCGTATGGTGGCGAAGTCTCATCGCTGACGAAAATGACTGGCGATACATTCCAGCAGACAATCAGCGGGAAGAACCTAGTCGGGCTGACCGACAACACAGTCTCCAAGAGCGGTCTGACGGCAACGGTGGATGGCGATACGGTCACAATAAACGGCACAGCCACAGGCTTGGTCAATCTATGCCCCGCCAACTTCAATCTAGATGGGATGGGCGGGAAAAAGCCAGCCGTGACTGTGTTCCCAATCAGCGGAAGCTGGACAGGCGGCTCTATCGGCGTCAGCCTTCGGGACTCAAGCAGCTCGCAGCTTTTCTTTCAGCAGGAACGGTATGACGGCGGACAATTCAACACGAACACCCTATCCGCATCAGCGCTAGCTTCGGCAGACCATGCATTCGTATTCGCTGGCGCAACGACAGTATTCTCGAACTTCAAGTTCAAAATCATGCTATCGGATTCTCCTGTACTAGAGACAACATACATCCCATTCGTGGGCGGAATCCCTAGCCCGAACCCCCAATATCCTCAGCCAGTCCAGACGGTGACTGGAACGCAAACGGTCGCAATCAACGGACAAGCCTTCCCGATTGACCTCGGCACAATCGAACTCTGCAAACTCGGCGATTCTCAAGACTCTATCTACTACGATGGTGCTAATTGGACACTAGAGAAGCAGACGATAACACGACAATTCAATGGCGATGATACAGATATCAACACTCAGGGATGGTTCAATTCAAGCGATACTAACGCAACGACCCAAGTGGTCGCAATCAACTGTCGCTCCGCACTAGATGGAAAATTCAGCGAAGAAGATAAAAGCCTCATGACGCACTTCTACCATGTCAGCGGGAACTTAAGCCCAGTCTCGAACGGCATGTTCAAGACGGTCACAGGGACTGGATATCCTGACAGCATTGTGTATGTCAGGATTGCCATTGCCAAGTCTATCGCCCCAGATGTCAATGGCGCAAAATCGTGGATTGCGGCTAACAAACCGACTATATACATGCCAAAGCTCACCCCAACTCAGACCACCATCACCGACCAAGCCCTCATCGCACAACTCGAAGCGGTCAGGACAGCTCTCATCGAGGGGCAGAACCTAGTCGAAGTGACAGCCAACGGCTCGAACCTACCAGCCAAGAGCATCACGCTTCAAGGCATAGAAGGTCGTGAGAACCCGATTTTGCCACAGACCAATGTTCGCATCGGCTTGAGCGATGGCGGGGTTCTGAACGCATGTGAGTGCCGTCAGAATGTAACTCTGAGCATGAGGGAGACCGCCTAATGATTGGAACATCAACTCGATTCGCTCAAATCTCGCAGGGGGCAATTCGCCCCCTTGCGATAGATGCGATGGTCAGCTTCTCCAAACAGCGCAACCCATCGGTCGATTGGTTCGTCCTAGATGTCTCCGAACTTGACGGTGTGGATATCCTCGCAACCGAGGGCAATGAGCCAATCCAGCCCTGGGATGCCTACGAATACCAGTCGGTCAAGAACGACATCATCGACATGTCGTGGAGCAGGTCGGTGGAGTTCCCCTACAATGTCCAAAGCGCAATCTGCGACATCTCGCTCAACAACACTACTGGCAAATATACCTATGGCAACCAAAGCTCGTCTATCGGCTCTGAGATTCTGCCAAGCCGTCCTATCCGCACCTACGCAGGCTTCGTGACGGACGGCTCTCGTGAGGTCGTGCCAGTATTCGTTGGCTTGACTCAGAAAACCCCGAACTATAACGGACAGCACGAGACGGTCGCAACATTCACCTCGATGGACTTCCTGAGCGAAATCGCAAACATGGCACTCACGCAGACCAGCATGTTCCGAGATGCCCACACCGATGAGGTGATAGCAGAAATCCTCGACCAATTCGGTCTAGACCCTTCGATGTATTCGCTATCTCGTGGGCAGAACATCATCCCATTCATCTACTTCGAGAAAGGGCAGAACGCAGGCGATGTCTTGCGCAAGCTAGTCGAAGCCGAGAACGGCGCACTCTGGCTGAACGAAAAGGGCATCATCCGCTTCGAGCCACGCTCTGGCTCGGTTGCAAAGACCGACTCCATGCACTTTGACGAGAGCAACATCATCGAACTCCAGCCATCGCACGAGGATGGCATCGTGAATCATGTCCGCATCAAGTCCGATGTGCGCAGAATCCAAGAGTCGCAACCTGTATTCTCTGCGGCTAACGAGAACGGATACTCATCAGCACCGAGCGAGGATGCCTATCGCATCAGAGCCAACTCCTCCACCGACATCTGGCTCAACTTCGATGACCCTATATGGTCGGCAGACACCACTCCAGTCCTAGATGGCGCAAACAACACCTCGAACTTCACAGCCCTCAACCTAGCAGGGCAAGCCGTCCATTCTGGCATCACATGCGCTGGAACGCTCTTCGCTGACTCCATGAAGCTCACATTCACGAACACCAACAACTTCCCAGTCTCCCTGAGCTACCTTGAAATCTGGGGCGAACCAGCGAGGGTCGTGGATACTATCAAATATGATGCCTATGACGAGGGCTCTGTCGAGCAGTTCGGCGAGAAGGTGCTTGAAATCACCGACAACGACTACTTCGCAACCTTCGACAATGTCGATGCCTTCGCAGAGGACATCATCTACCGCCGAAAAGACTACTCACCAACCATCAAGCTCAAAGTGAAGGGCAACCCTGCGCTCCAGCTCGGCGATGCAATCACGCTCTCGGGCGAGAAGGCTGGTCGCTACTCGGTGATTGGGGTAGATTCCAAGATAACGCAATCGGGAGGCTACGAATGCACTCTCACGCTCGAGAAGACATTCTATCCATTCATCCTAGATGTGTCAGTCTTGGATGGCGCAGACTTACTAGCATAAAGGAGGAAATATGGCACTAAAAAAAGAAGTTCAATATTCTGGCAACGCAAGAACCTCAACGCTCAATGGCAACATCGAGATAAATGAGGGGACTGGCGAGCTAATCGTGCGGAATGGCGCACAAATCCTCACGAGAGTGTCGGGCGAGGGCTTCGACTACTTACAGAACGGTATTCACCGCATTCGCATCGGGCGGAGAGGCAACTCATCCAACATTGGCATCTATACCTCGAAGCCTGGTGTCGATGTGCTAGAGGAGATTGGGTGATGGCTCTATCGAATCTACTGCTAGATTCAGACTACCCGATTGATAAAATCGTATGGCTACACGAAGGCACGGTGAGTCTATCACAAGGGGTCAATACCTTCACGATTCCGCATGGAGTCGGGGCGCAAATCTACCCGAAGGGGATATGGACGGTGGATGACTGGGCAACCACCCAGATGTTCGGAGTTATGCGCCACGGTCGAGGCGGTCTCCTCGACTTCACGAGCCAACTCTCTGCCGACTCGCTCAATACCGAAATCAATCTCCGCTACGAGATAGGCTCTGCAACCGCAAAAATTCGTCTTTGGGGTGTCTGCAACGACACTCAAATCCCGAATCTCGAAGTGTCGAACACCGCTCCGCTCTCAAACAACAACCTCGTCATCAACACTGACAACAACTACCCGAAACTCTACCTCGAGGGCTTCGCAACTCCAGGCACGACCGTCAATCACGGTCTCGGGGCGATTCCTCAAGTGGATATATGGGCATTCGACTCCTACTCAAACCAATGGTATCTCTTTGCAGATGACTCATTCGGGACGATGTTCGGGCTTGGCGAATTCGTCAAATTGACTGCATCGACAATCGAATTTACAAACAATTCGGGAGCATCACCTAACTACTATTACAGGATATACGCATGAAACCAGCCAAATTCATCATCAACACCGACTATGCGACTATCAAGAACGATGCAGACGGCACAGCATCCGTCACGCTACCGAATTCCCTCACGCTCCCCGCAAATGCGCCATCTGCGGTCTATCGTGCGACCGTTGGCATAGGTGCGAAACCGTCCGCAGGTTGGAGATGCTATGTTACGAGCGACCAGCACGGATTCGCAGTCTGCGGAACATCATTCTCTATCTACTGCAAACAGGACGGCTATGATGCGCAAATCCTCGGGAACATCTTCCGAGAGAATGGCGCATTCGTCCTAGAGGTGCAGATTCCATCCAACTCATTCGCACCGACAACATGGACGGACATGGGGCAGACCCTCACGCTCCACTTGCAGGCTATCATCGACCCATTCAACTCATAGAATCGCCACCCCATCCTCAAGAATGATGGAGGCATGAATGCAATCGAATTGAATAGAATCGCTATCTGGAGGGCAAAGCCGCTCGACACCTTCTCGGTGCGAGAATCCGCTCCAGGCAGGCAATATGTAGAGAATAAGGTCTATAAGAAGACCGCAAAAACAACCTACCGCTACGCAAAGAACTACGAGGTAGAGGGGGTCAAATTCTGCCTCATGGTCATTACTTACGACAAAGACTCCAAAGAGGTCGAGAAAGACCTCGACCGAATCGCCCTTGTCATCTCTAAGGAGGAGGCAGAGAAGGGCGAATTCGCATATACGAATTACTTCATCAAAGAAAGGACAAAATAATGGCACTTCCAGTTCTCCCATATCCGAACATGGACTTCACCCCGCTCGATGTTCTAACAGCCGCAGAACTCGACCAAATGGTGGCAAATGACGAATATCTTCGCAACTACTGCGAATCGCTCGCAGACGGCACGAATGCGCCTGTTCTCGTTCCTGACTACGGCGGAACACTCACGCAGGTCACGACATTCCCATATACCGTGACAGCAAACGCATTCGCTCGCCTCAGCACAAATGGCAATGCAATCGCAATCAACAACAGGCAAGCCGCAAACGGACAGGCTTATGTATGGGCTCTTGTCGCTGTTGGCGATGTTATAACGACCCTTTCTCCACAAGATGTGGCTGTCTATCTATTCCCGATAAGAGCAATCACGGTGTAGGAGGGGCAAGACTATGGCTTGGAGTAGTGCGAACCAATTCATCTCCCAGACACTAGGGCATTCCTACGATATGGACAGATATCCTTCGGGGCAACGCTTCCAATGCTGGGATTATGCGGACTATTTTTGGGTGAATCAAGTCGGGCGGATGTTCATCACGAAGCCTGGCGGTAGAGGGTGCATCCTTGACTGCTGGAACATCTCACGCTTCAAGAATGCAGGCAATGAGTTCGACATCATCACATCCTTCGCCTCCCTCAAGACTGGCGATTGGGCGGCTTTCGGCGGTTCAAAGACTGGTCATATCGGCATCGTAGTCTCACGCTCTGGCAACACGGTAGTCTTGCAAGGGCAGAATCAAGGCTCAATCAGGACGAAGGTCACAAGAATCACGATGGCATCGACCTACTTCCTCGGCGCATGGCGATTGAAAGCATGGAATGGCGGTGGCTCGACTACTGGATTCCTACCGCCGAAGGGATACTGGACGAAGGGAGACATTGACCCACGCATCGGTCAGTTGGATGACTTCCTCTATCGGACATTCCCGAGCTACTACCCGAGCGAGTTGGGCAATCTGAGAGGGAATCTGTTCGGCGTAACGACAACGAAGTGGATTCGAGAGTTTCAGCGAAGGGTTGGCATCGTGGCTGACGGCTCTGTCGGAAGGATAACATACGGAAAGTTGAGGGAATATGGCTTCAAAGGCTAAAGACAATCTGGCGAAGCTGATAGATGTGAAGAGCATCATCACGCTCGCATTGGTGGCAATCCTCTGCACAACTACGATGTGCGGGATTCAGACACCAGAACTATTCAATAGTGCGGTCATGCTCGTGTTGGGATTCTTCTTCGGGAAGAAACTGACACCAACAGAGTGACCGAAGAGGGAGTTTCGCTCCCTCTCCTGCCTTGTGTCCGCAAGGTGGGAGAGAGGGCAAAACCTCGGCACATTATAATCCGACCATGACCTATTCGCTGAAGGAGGGGAGCGATATGAAAGTCAATGTATTCATCCAAATCAACGGCAAAATCAACAGCAGAGAACTCTATGAGAACATCTGCCACTTCGGAAGCATAAATGTGACGGACTGCGGTGAGAACACCCTTGTCTATGGGGAATGCTATCTCGAGCAGGCATCGAGGGTGTTCTTCCATGCATCGCTATACGGCGATGTTTCGGTGACGCTCACCCACACAAAGGAGGCGAGATGAATGGGAAAGAGAGGTCGCAGACTGCGCAAGAAGCAGAGGAGAGGGCATACCAACAAGCACCATCTCATCTTCCAGCGTTGCCACTTCTCCAAAGGCTACGGATTCCTGCTCCGTCAGGCATTCGTCTATGAGCTTGATGTCGATATTCACAACAAACTCCACCACGACATACTCCACGACATTCCAAAACCGTCCGAGAAGGCTCTTGAAACCGCTTGGAAGGCTTACGAACAGAACAAATGGGAAATCATGCAACTCGACATCGTTGAAGCCTGCGAATGGCTTGCAAATGCCGTGAATGACCCAGCCTGGAAGGCTTGCATGCAAAGACAATACTGGTTCTTAGAGTCGGAACTCAACAACTGACGAGAGGGGGCTATGCTCCCTCTCAAAACCAAAAGGAAGGGCAACCAAATGACTGAAATTATAGTCGCTATAATCGGCGCAATAGCGACAATTACCACCACGATAATATCGAGCAAGAAGCAGAAATCTCTCTCTGAACGCTACGATGCAAAGAACAGCATCATGATGATGACTCATGAAGACCGCCTGCTCGTGCAGGAAGGACATCTGCCTGTGAATTACCAGAACATTCTCCACGAGTTCGACCTATACCGCAAGAACGGCGGGAACTCCTACATGGAAGAGAAGGTCGAGGCTTACAAGAAATGGTATAAGGAAGTCGAGACGAAACTCCACCCCGCTGAATCTTAGGATGGGAGTAGAGCCTCGACCAATGGCTCAAAAGACAAACATGTTGGATGCACAATGCTATCTCCTTTCAGTTCTACCGCTCCGACCAGGGGGGCGGTAGTTTTTATGCAAAATCACAAAAAAGTCGAAAAAAGTCCTTGACTTATATAAGTAATACCTATATACTTAAGATAACAACAACGAACGAAAGGAACGAAAAAATGGAAGAAATCGAAAAAGCAATCAAGCAACTAAAGCAGGCGATGAAGAATGTCGATAAGGCAGAAGAAATCGCCTTCGTAAATCACAAGAACATCGCAGTCGATGCCCTCGAAAAAGCATCGCTCGACATCGCAACAATCTGTGACAACCTTCGCATCGCAGGCATCATGGCAACTAGCGGAAAGGAGAACTAAAATGAACTACTCAGTCAAAATGATTCGCAGACCATCCGCAAACAACGGCATCCGCTTCTGCAAATATGCGGTCATCGTAGAGAAGGAAACGAACAAAATCGTATGGGACGGCAACTACCGCTACGACATCGCCAAGCACCTCGAATACACAAAGAGCCTCTGCGAGAGAATCAACAAGGTCGGCAACTTCGAAGAATGGTTCAAGGCTACCTATCCAAACGCTATCTAATAAACTAATCGGGGAGGGCAACCTCCCCACCAAAAGGAGAACAAGAATGAAAACCACCTACTACGAAATCGGCAAAGAAAATCACGAATACTGGAGGCTTCTCGAAAGCCTCCGAGCCGAGGGCAAGAGCATCAAGAGCGAATGGAGCGGAGACTATCTGCTCCAAACCTACGAACTGAACGGCAAGAAGTTCATCGTATGGGAGAATATGGAACTAGGAATTCAGCACAAGATTGAGGAGGAATAAAATGAAGCGCAAAATCATGAACATCGACCAAATCCGCAAGGAGGCGGTCGATAACGGAATCGAATACTGCCTAGAGGAAGGCGAATCTGTCAATCAGCTCGGAATCTGCGCCCTAGTAGATGTCGAGGACATGGGATTCTGCAAGGACGGAGTCACTCGGTGGTATCACTTCACGAACAATGCAGGCGAAGACTGCATCTACTACAAGCACGGAGGAGTCTCAGAATGACCTCAGAAGCGCAGAAAAGAGCATCGGCGAAGTATGACAAGGAGAACACCATAGTCATCTCCCTCAAACTGAGCAAGAAGTATGATGTCGATATCATCCAAAAACTCGACAAAGTGCCAAGTAAGCAGGGCTATATCAAGGACTGCATCCGCACCGCTATCGCCAATGGAGTCATCTCTGACTTCAAGTTCATATAAGAAAAAGCCACCTTCGCAGAGGTGGCTTTTTGAACGAAAAGAATTCACGAAGAAATCCACTATCATTCTAGCATGATTCGGGGTGGTGCGACAGATTGACTTTCGGGGCGAAATCTGCTAGGCTTGAAGTAGCGATTATGAGTTACAAGAAGCCGATGAAAGTCGGCTTTTTGGTCGAAGCCCCTAAAAATGAATAATTTTTTAGGGTGTTTTTAGATGCAAGACCAAGACTACAATCAAGAATCTTTGAGATACCTTGTGCTTCCCTACGCTATCCTGGGGAACAAAGACCTATCTATTCAAGAGAAGCTAGTGCTGGCAAGGATTGCTGGCTTCCGCACATTTTATGAATCATCACAATCAACCGCCGAATTCCTCGGCATCTCTGCCCTCGTGGTGGAGCGAGCCAAGCGCAATCTAGTGAAGCTGGGCTATGTTGAGGAGCTGGCAAATACTGGACGAGGCAAGGTCTATCGAGCCGCAAATATCTACGACATGCTAGACAGACTTGACCAAAAAGTAACATCAGACCTTACCAAAAAGTCATATCAGACCTTACCAAAAAGTAAGACAGAGAATAAAGTAGAGAATAAAGTAGAGAATAATAGTAGTTCTAAAGAACTACTAGGCGAATCGCCTGCTGACGATTCCGAGCAAAAGTCTGAGACTTATGGGAACGCTCACATCAACTCGCTCATGGAGCTGTGGGAGGCAGAGACTGGCATAGTGGCGAATCGAGCGAAGGCTAATCGCTACGCATGCTATAACCTGCTCCGCACTAGGGGCTATGACGGCGCAGAAGCCGTTGTGAGGATGGTTGGGCGGTCGATACGCTCTGGTGACCCATATGCGCCAAGAATCGGCTCATTCCGTGACCTAGTGGGCAAATACGAGAAGCTATCGAGCCTTGAGGCATGGAATGTCCGCCAGACTGGCAAGCCACGACCCGCAATCCCACGCATCCAACAGCAAGCTCCCGAATACCTGGAATTTTACCGAGAGCAGAGCGAAGAGGAGAGGGCAGAAGTGAAGAAATCCATCGAGGAAGCCAAAGCACGGCTCGGATTCGCAAGGAGGGCTGAGTAATGCTATCCATGCACTCTGACGAGCCAATCTTCTACATGTATGAGGACAAGGACGGCTGGAAGAAGACCGACAAGCACACGACCGAAGAAATCAACCGCTCTATCCGCTCGGGTGTGCCGTTCGATACAGCAGGCAGAGTCCTCTTCCCGCAATGGGCAAAGCCACAGAATCCAGCCAAGACGGTCGTAGCATGGCTAGTGACCAAAGAAGGCTATCGGGCGGTGCGCTACTTCTGGCGCATTCAGGAGCATTCTAGAGCCTGCGGACGGTGCAAGATGGTTGATGATACTAATTGCGCCCATCAAGTGCCTTACACGCTCAAATACGACCCAAATACAGCATTCTGGACATTGGCTAATGGCGCAGATGCGGCTAGCCCAAAACTCCACAAGATTCTTGATGCTTCAAACTACTAAGGAGAATCTATGAATAACTACGACACAATCATCAAGACAATGCTCGCCCAGGCAATCAAGCGTGAGGCGAGACTATCCGACCGACAAGTGGCTCTGCTACGCTGGCAACAACTCGGAGACCACAAATTGCGGACGAACCTGGGCAGGGAAGTGCGACTATCTGATGCTACCTGGGAGGCTCTCCAAGCCCTTCCAGTTTCGGGTGGCTTTGTCTTCTCTGCTTCCGCCCTACCGCCTTCTGGGATGCCTCAGAAGAGCCTCAAAGACAATCTCTCGGACAAATACCAGCATTGGAAGAACCGTCCGAGAAAACATCTCGTGATTGAATACCGCTAGTGAATAATCCCGCCAGAAAATGGCGTGATTCTATTGACTTTTAGCATAACCTTTGCTACTATAAGAGTAACAACAACGAACATTCACAAAACGGAAAGCAAAACAGACGAGCGGACAATCGTCTTTGAGCTAAATATTCAATGTCGCACAATGTATAAAATAAAACATTGAAAAGTCAAGCTCACAGAACAGAACCGCTCGCAAGAGCGGACTTTTTATAGGGGCTTCAACTCATAATCGCAGAATTGAAACCCGTTGGAAAGCCTGACAGTTGCGCAACGAATAAAGCGAACGCAGAGCAATCCTCAACCTTAACAATTCGGCAAAAACAAACACTAACGAAAGGAAAAACATGAAGAAAACTATCAAAACAATCAAGAACATCATCCTCGGGGTTGCACTCTTGGGGGCGATGCTCATAGCTGGGGGAATCGACAATGACTACAACGAACAGAAATCCACAACCAAACCATGCAGAGAGGTCTCAATCTCACAGACTGCGACCATCTGCCAATAAGGAGAACGAAAAGATGATGCCAGAAATCAAGGCAATGAAAAAAGACTGCGAAGAATTCTTGAAGAAATGCGATGAGTTCATCGCTAGCAGGAAAGAGAAGCAGAAGAATGAGCAAAATTAAGAATTCCATATGGGAAGCCATCGAAGGAGGTAAAACATGGCAGGAACTAGGGCTGGCGGGCTTAAAGCCGCAAAAACTAACAGGGAAAAGAACGGCGGAGACTTCTACGCACGAATAGGAAGAATAGGAGGTCGCAATGGACACACAGGGGGATTCGCTTCGAATCCTGAGCTTGCCAGGACGGCAGGCGCAAAAGGAGGAAGAATCTCCAAACGAGGAAAAGCGAAGAAGAATATCTGAGTCAATCTCTCGGCATATCCAAATCTACGGAATGCCGAGAAAGAAATCAACGAAAGGAAGCAAAGAATGGCACGAAAGAAATCAGACGGAGTGAAGAAAATCAAAGTCACTCACGACTACGGCGAGACCGTAGATGTAAGGGTCGAGCAGAACATCGACTTCGGGGAACTGGTCGAAATCCTCGCAGAACTATCAAAGGAAGACCGCAAGGCAATCTACAAAGCCGCAAATAGGCTAGCAAAGGCAAACCAAGCACTTGAGGATGCAATCGCAACTCGCAACGAACTGAGCGAGGTGAGCCAACGCTATGAATACTCGGAGGCACTATGAGCAAAGACACAGGAATCGTGAATATCCACGGCAAGGACTACAAGACAGTCGCAAAGCGTGTCGATGAATTCCGAGAAGCCCACGGCACGAACTACTCCATCATTACGAGCCTAGTAAGCATCAACGAACAGACGGTGGTGATGCGAGCGGAAATTGCAGACGAGAACCAACGCATCATCGCTACTGGCTACGCAGAAGAGAATCGCCAGGCATCGCAAATCAACCGAACCTCGGCTCTCGAAAACTGCGAGACGAGCGCAATCGGACGAGCATTGGCGAACTTCGGCTTGGCTGGCGGTGAATACGCAAGCGCAGACGAGGTCGCAAACGCAATCCACCAACAGGACGAAGCTCCAAAGACAACGCAAAGCCGACTCGACTTCGACTATATCCGAGAGACCTTGAAGAGCATTGACGATATGGACAGCATCGACACATTCGCCCGAGAGGTATTCAAGAAATGCCCTCGCATGACCGACAAGCAGAAGGGCGCAGTCAAAGCAATCTTCGACAAGCGCAGGGAGGAACTCAACAATGGCAACGAATAGCGAAGCGAAGGCGGAGGACATCCGCCTTCCAAATGGGCAAGACTCGCAACCACATGAGGGAGTCCGCCCGATGATTATGAATCGCTTCTATCGCCAATGTAGGGGCGAAGAAATCGGACTCATCTAGTGGGATGCCTTCGAGACGAGCAGGCACTAAAGAGAAGTCGTAGCACCTAACAGTATCTAGTAGGAGTCTGAGAAAAATGTGGAGAATACTCACCAACTCATGCAAATCTTAGACCCCTTCTTAACTGGGGAGAGACCAAATATAACTCAACAATGTCAAAGCCCATCGAATTATTAAGCTCTCCCCACCATATCTCGGCAGAGAGGTAAATGTCCGACTCGAAGCCGAGTCCTATCTGGGTCGTGGGGGAAGTTGAGAGCCTCCATGACCTCCAAATATCACCAGAAGGAGGGAGACCTTCGGAGGGTGCGCAAATCAACAACAAAGGAGGGCATGAATGACTGAGGAGGAGGTTCAAATAAAGCTCAGTCAGCACATAGCGATTCGATATCCGAAAGCCCTATTCCACAACGACTTCGGGAGCGGAGTGAAGCTGGGATGGACAAGGGCAAAGCGACAGAAAGCAATGAATATCCGCCGAGGCTTCCCAGACCTGCAAATCTGCGAGCCAATCGGCAAATGGAACGGATGCTTCCTGGAGCTGAAGAAGGACGGAGTGAGAATCGTCAAAAAAGACGGCAAGCTCGTGAAAGATGAGCATGTTCAAGAGCAAGCCGAGTTCATTGAAAAGTTACGAGAGCGGGGCTACTACGCAGACTTCGCCATCGGACTCAAAGACTCTATTCGCAAGGTCGATGACTACATGAATGGGAGAGCCAAAGATGGCGAATGGACGAGTTGGAATTCGTAAGGTGGATGGACTGACAATCATCTTCTACGATGCGAGGACTGTGTATGTAAAGCCAGACAACGCATACTTCTGGACGGTGTTCCAACGCTGGTTTCATCGGGAGCGAGGCTTCTGCACGAATAAATGGAAGCCCTGGACGAAACATCTGCGCCACAACCGCCATGTGAGCCTGCAAGTCATCACGAGCCAAGCCATAGAGCGAGGCATCACGGTCTCGGGAGGCTCTGCGCCAAACCTGGACGGCAGAGAGGTCTATGAAATCCCATCATGGGGAAGAGAACGAAACAAACCAAAGGAGGAGATATGAAAATCAAAGAATTGGGGGTCAAATTGGGGGAATGGGAGCGCACCAGGAGCATCGCTCTCGCAACAGACATCTGCGATGAGTTGGCACACGACATGAGCGAAGCCGCAAAGCACCTCTACTCAGAGCCGACCATCTACGAGGATGACAAATGAACTGGCATGACGAGCTAGTCAAGGCGAAGGAAGAGACCAAGAAGCGACCGTCCGAATGGAGGTGCTTCGCCTGCAAGTTCGAGGACTATGAGAAGGCAATTCGTGAGGCTAAGTCAAATCTCAGCCCCGAAGATGCCAAATTGAGCATCGAGGCTATTCTACGCTACGCAAAGAACTATGGAGTCAAATAGGAGAAGCAAATGACCTACATCATATCGCAAATACTAGGATGGATAGCAACATTCTTCCGTGCAGGCGGAATGCTCGCAAAGAAACCGATGACCGTGAAGATGCTAGTGAGTGTCGGGAATCTCGGATGGATGCTCTCAGGAATCATGACTGAGAATATCCCACTCGTAGTGTCAAATTCGCTCTGTCTAGTCGTGATGATAGCAGAACTCGTGAAGAGCAGGGCGAAGAAATGAGAAAACACCTCAAACCTCTCGCCCTCTACCTTCTGAGGTGGCAACTATCCACACCGATTCTCGCAATCTGCCTGTGGTGGTTGAGCGACATGGGCGAACTATGGGCAACCATCATCGCCAACCTGGTCGGAGGACTCATCTTCTTCTGGGTGGATGAGTGGATATTCAAAGGAAAGGAGAAATATGCGTTTAAGAAATAAAAAGACAGGGGAGATTAAGGACTGGAGTTGTGCTACGCTTTCAAATACTGCACAAATCAGGGAAGAAAAGCATTATGCATCTCTCGCCGAACTCAACGAGGACTGGGAGGACTACGAGCCAAAAGAGTCTTTAATCAAAG